CTACAGGATCAACTATTCCTAATTTCCTTTTTTTTCTCTCAATTCTTGCTTCATACATTAAAGCTCCTGCTTCATCATTGTTTTTTCTGCAGTGTTCTGCTAGCCTTTTACAAGTTTCAATTGTCATTTTAAGTTATTGTATCAGTGATTAGATGTACAGATTTTGGATGTTCCAAAAGTGCCTCTCCTTCTGCCCATGCAAATATCTTTTTTCCTTTACCTGCGTATCTTTCTACTTCTGCAGTTAGAGGCATGAAAGATTTCCATGCAAAAGATTTCTGTGGAATGAATTGAAGTGCATAATCAGTTGCTGCATTTTCTGAAACAACAACATCATTATTTAATATTTCCATAACTACTCCGTCCATAATTAGAGCTGAAGATACACTAGGGATTGAAGATCCTTTAACTGATATAAGGAAATTTAATAAGTGTTTATGTTCAATTGAATTTATGTAAAGTACAGCTTTATTTTTTTGATCAATTTTATATCTATATGATCTTATTTTTTGATTTCCATTAAGAATGTCTAAAATTGGATTTCCAGTTGTTAAATCATCCCAACCATCAGCAGTTGCTGCAGTTGTTAGAATATTTGTTGGAGATAAATTTTCAGTTAAAACATTGTATGCTCTTTGTTCTTGTAAGTTTGCAACTCCGATTAACAAATCTCTTACCATTGTCATCAAAACATCCACATCAGAATCTTTTTCATCTTCTATAGATATTAATTCAGATTCCATGAAGAATTTTTGAACATGAGAAGTGTTTCTAGTCCATGTTTGTTCTGCTACAGGTGCAATTGATCTGAAAGATGTGTTTGCTCCTAAGTTTGAAGTTATAGCTGTAGTTGTTGCCGGAGAAATGTAACCTGCAGTTTTTTGGAACCACCTTATTTCTCTGCTTGATGTCTTTGCTTTTCTAGCGAAATTAAGTAAAACTAAATCTTCGTCTGCAAAACCTGTTACAAACTTTTGAATATCAATTCCTCTAATGTCTGCCTCGCCTGTTCCATCTGCCATTTTAAGCTAAGTTCGCATTGAATGGATCTAACAAGAATAAAAAGCTTTCTGTGTCAGTCGCTGTTTCCAATGCCCTCCCAACAATATTTTCAGAATTAACATCAGCTACAACTAATTCGTTAGCTGCTCCTGTTGCTGTGTCAGATATAATTGCTAATCCTGCTGTAACTCCTGCAGCTCCTGCAAATCCTTTAAAAATTCCTCTCATATAGACTGGTATTTTTGTTCTTCCATCATTTGCTATTTTTTCTTCTGCTGCAATTCCTATAATTGGATCTGTGTCGCCTGTAGTGATTGCTACAGTCATAGGATCTGAAAGAGTTAAAAGTGAGCCTTTTGGAATACTTGCGCCATCTGCACAAGTAAAAGGAACAGGAAGTTCAGTTTCATAAACAATTTGTGCTTCTAATGCCATATAATCGTTAAACCGATTAACTATTTAAATCTTTTGCTCATCAGTTTTTTTGGCTTCTTCTTCAGAAATCTTTTTTATTGCCAGTTTTACAATCTCTTCATTAATTAAAATTGCTCTTTTTGATTGCTCAATGTCTAATTCTGCAGCTTTTTTTATTTGTGTCCATGCTGCTTCTTCTTTACTTCCTATTTTTAATCCTAAGTCTATATCATCAAATTTTCTTTCTTTTGCTTTGTTAATATCTTCCCCATCAATTTCCATTATATCTCCCCCCTCATTACTCTATCTGCATATTCTTTTGGAGTTTCGACTTTTTTTTGTGGTTGCTGTCCTGCAATTGTTCTTCCATTAATTAAAATTTCTGCAGTTGCTTTTTCAATTCTTTTTCTTTCTTCTGTGATTTTTTCTAGAACAGATTTGTTTTCATTTAATACAGCTTTTGCTTCCTCTATTGGAGAAGAATCAGTATTTCCTGTTTTTTGTGTTTTCTCTGTATCTGTGTTTGTGTCGTCTTGTGTTTTCGTGTCGTCTTGTGTTTTCGTGTCGTCTTCTGCCATGATAAAAATAAGAAATTAATCTTTATATACTTTTACTTTAACTTTTTAGTGATAACTAAAATAAGATTTTGTATTGCTTCTGTGTTTGATTTTAAGATTTTTTCAAATCTCGACGCTAAATAAATACATGCTACAATAGGAAATCCTAAGCTACCAACTAATTGAATTAAAATTTCAGTTTCCATTATTTTTTAGTGATTTGCTTCCCCCTTTTTGCCATATCAGATGAGGGAGAATTTACCTTCGGAGTTTCAATTCCTTTGTCCTGCATTCCTGATTGAGTCATTGCCGGTTCTAATGTTGCTGCAACTTCAAATTTTCCTTCAATTCCCAATTGTGATTTAATTTGATTTGCTACAAATTTTTGAATGTTTTTAATTTTTGTTTCAAAATTCAATGTAACTACTTTAGATGTTGCTTCAGAGGTTGCTTCTCCCCATCCCATTACAACTTCTGGCACTCCAATAGCTGTTACAAATTCTCTAAGTAAAACATTTAAGAATTTAATCGCATCTTCTGCATTTGGAATTGCTGCTCCATCCTTTGCCTCAAGAGTTCCTTTTGGAATAACAACAACTTCAGCATTTTTATAAGCTGTTTTTAATTTTTCTGTTTCTTCCTCAATCTTTGCTGGATCATCTGTGTCGCTTTCAAATAATCTAAGAGGCTTTACAATTCTATGAAATCTCAATCCAAGATCTTCAGTAAGCTGTTTAATTTGTACAATAATTGGCTCTACTCTTTCTGCATAAGGTTTTCCGTGAATTTCGTCTGCAAGTCTATTCCAACATAAGTGAAATATTTCTTTAGTATCAAATTCTCCAACTTTTTGAAGTTCTGTTTTTCCATCTTTTTCAACTGCAATAAATTGTTCATATCTTGATAAAATTCCTGCATCATTAGCAATAATATTAATGCTTGCCGGATTGAGAGGTTTTAAGTTTGTTAGTCTTCTAGCTTTATCTCTTATTTCTTCTGCCATACTATCTCCTCCGACTAACATCACTCTTATGCAATTTTCAATTATAGAATCAAAATCATCTTTTCCAAATCCTGTGATTGTTTCTGTTTTCTTTTTGTTTTTCTCATCTGCCGGTATAAATCCCTCGCCTATTACCCATGCCGCTATAATATCAATTGCAGCTGCAAAAATTGGTACATCATGATAATAGCCATGCCATCTGTTAAAATCCGATAAAAATGTTGTTTCTGATCCTGTGGCTCCATCAGTTTGTTTTAAATTTCCAGAATAAAAATCGGTACCTGAAAGAGCATTATTATATGAATCATTGTGCATTTCGCTGACATTTGAATTTGAAATGTTTAATTTTGTCATAAATTCACATGTTTTCACAAATATTTAAGCTTTTCCTTATAAATCGATTATTGTTAAAATTCTATCATCTATCATTCCGTCTGATGCTCCTCCAAAATCTTGTTTTTTTGCAACTATTCTCCATGTATTTTTATCTGCATTTGTTTCAACATAATGTATAGTGCATGGTGTGTAGCTGTTTTCTTCTTGTAAATTATGACCCGGATAAATTTCTTGCTGAGTTCCTGCAACATCAACTCCATCTTTTTGTAATTTTATATTTATGTCTTGATATGTTCCACCAACTGATCCATTTGAAACAGTGCAACTGAATAAAATTAAAACTTTTCCTGTTTTTGATGTGTGTGTGATACTCATTCCTGTAACTTCTGTAAAGCTTGATGTTAAATTAAATTCCTGTGATGGTCCTCCAACATGAAAACTTTTTATAGAATTTTGGCTTATTTCTTTTTCATGTTCAACAATTCCTAATCTCTCTTGCCTTGAATTATCAAATAAATTTCTTTTTAAAAATCTAAGTCCTAGTCCTAATTGAAATAATTCTTCTTCCATTATACTCCTAAGAAATCTTTATATGTTGCTTCTTCTAATATTTTTTTTAATTCGTTCATTCTTGCAAGATTAACATTTATTAAATCTTCAGCTTCTATTCTTGATGTATACCCTTCCATATTGAATTTTATTAATTCATTTGCTGCCAGTCTTGCTGCATACTCAGAAAATATTTTTTTATATATTGCATTTAAATCCGCCCAATTAGTTACAATATCAAATTTTACAAGAATTGATAAAAAAGCTTCTGCATATCCTGCTAAATAATTATGATTTGCTTCGACATCTCCTGTAGCATCTCTATTTGCTCCTGCAAAAAATTGCATTTCTGCAACTTCAACTATAGTTCCTGTATATGCCATATTAAGCCCAATAAACAAAACTATTTAATCCTTTTGCTTTCATTCCCCACAAAGCCCGGACAAAAGCTTCTGCTAAGTGGCTGTCTCTTCCGATAATTTTTATCTTTCCATCTTCATCAATTGCCTGCATGCACTCAAGAGAATATCTAAGCTCCTCATTTTCTTTAATATCAACATTTCCCTTTTCCATCTGAAGAATTGCATAACTATACATGTTCTCTTTTAACAATCCTTTTGTTTTCCCATCTGCATCAACAACTTTAGAGGCGTTGTTTGTGCAAATTATTTTAGATCTAAATTTCTCAATTAAGAAGTCTGCAAGTCCTCCCCCCACTCCTGCATCATCAATAAGTATTCGGTTAAACGATTTATTGTTGTTAAGATCACAAATCTTCTGAAATGTTTCATAAATTGATTTTCTTTCTGAAGATTCAGCAAAAGGCACATAAATTCTTTTATTATTCATTAAAGCTTCAACAAAAGCATTTTTATCTCCTCCAAATCTTGCAACATCAACTCCAAGAGTTTTATAAGCATTATATAGATATGGCAGTGTTGTTTTGAAGCATTTATCTAACAATTTATCACTAAATAGCCTCGTGATTTCATCTACCCACTCTCCTAAAACTTCTTGAGCATACTCTCTCCTTGTTTTTGTTCTTTTCCACTCTTTTATCTTTTCCTCTGATAAGTGAGGGCAATCCTCACTAGATACATGCCATGTTCTAAATTTAGGGTATCTTTTTTGATCAAAAAACTGAAAGAAAAATCCTCTGTTCGGACTTGTTGTGGAAAGAGCCCATGTCCAGCCAAAGCCTTTTTTAGCCCCCTTCCACAACATGGGATCAACCGCTATCCTAACTTGGTCATTAATGTAAGCCGCCTCATCCGGCACCCAAGCGTCTAAAGTTAATCCTCTGATGAGGTCTCCGGTCCTTCCTGTAGGAAGACAATAAATCTCACTTCCATTTTTCAATTTCATTAAACGCATAGTTGGATTATCTGCAAAAACATCTTCTGGTAGAGATCTAAGATTCTGTTTGATTTTTTCAAAAATATATTCTGCTTGCCTCTCTGCACCTGCACTTACAAGAATTTTAAATCCTTGATATTTTAAAACTGCAATCGCACATTTCAAAGCTATTGTTTCACTTTTTCCAACCTGTCTGCCACTTCTCAAAGCTAAATCTCCCCAATATTCTAAAATTTCTAATTGCCATTTATAAGGAGTTTCCCCATCAATT